GCTAAGTTCTTTGCAGACATTTACTACGATGACCACGGCAACTTAGAGTTTGAAGGCTCTTTGATGCGTCTAAAGAGAGCGCCTACTGGGTTTATGTTGATCCAGCGCCATGTCATCGAGCAGATGGTAGCGGCACACCCAGAGTGGACTTATGAGAAAACACCGGACGAGAAGATGTCTGCGGTGTTTGACTTCGCCATTGTGGATGGCAAGTATGTTGGCGAAGATTATTTGTTCTGCGACAGAGCCACGCAGATGGGGTTTACGGTCTATCTTGATGTGGACATTAGTCTTCCTCATGTTGGGCAAGAAACATTTGAACGCAACTTCCGGGAAGAGGTTGTAATGCCCTTGCTTGAGAATATCTACCAATCAAAATTAAAGGTGGCGTAATGGCAACAAAGAAAAAAGGCCCATCGTTAGCTATTGGTCGTGGTGAAAAATTGCCGGTATCTAAAGGTGCTGGCTTGACTGCCAAGGGCCGTGCTAAATATAACGCAGCCACCGGCAGTAATTTAAAAGCTCCACAACCTCAAGGCGGTAAGCGCAAAGACTCTTTTTGCGCACGCATGAGCGGTATGCCCGGGCCAATGAAAGATGAAAAAGGCAGGCCCACTCGCAAAGCAGCAGCTCTGGCGAGGTGGAAATGCTAGATTTAAACACTGCATGGTTAGCCGTCCTATCTTTGTTAATGGGACTAATTGGCTACATGATGAACGAAAAGTTCAGGGAGCTGGCTCGTATCAGTATCCTGTTGAACAAAACTCGTGAGGAGGTTGCTCGTGATAACGTTACTCAAGCAGAAGTGGAAAGAATTACTGACCACATTGACCAGCGCTTTAACAGGCTTGAAGAAAAAATTGACCAACTTATTCGGCAAAAAGGATAATGATGCCAAGCACGAGTAAGAAACAACATAATTTCATGGCCGCGATTGCTAATTCGCCATCGTTTGCTAAGAAAGCTGGAGTGCCCATGTCTGTGGGCAAAGAGTTTGTTAGTGCCGACAAAGGCAAGAAATTTTCTAAAGGTGGCGATATGAAACACGAAGACGTGAAGATGGACAAGAAGATGATGCAGAAGGCCGTGAACAAACACGAAGGCCGTTTGCACAAAGGTCAGCCTATGACTAAGTTGGCTAAGGGTGGTATGGCTCCATCTAAGATGGGCGCTGTAAAGACTGGCAAAACACCTGATGGCGTTGTCTCTAAGGGCAAAACCAAAGGCACAATGGTCAAAATGATGCGTGGTGGCAAAGCCTGCTAAGGAGTTTAAACATGAAAAAAAGACGTTACGAAGAAGGCGGTGAAGTAGATCCAATGGAAGCAGCTAATGCTTCTGCTGTGTCTCAAGATATTGCCAAATCTATGGGTGCTGGCCCTAGAAACGAAGAGATGCCTAAAGCCTCTTCTAAGCCACGTATTGTTTCCAAAAAAGAATTGGAAGAATCTGGTTTGAGCCTGCGTGATTATCTGAATCGTGAGCGTGGTTTGAAACGCCGTAAAGAGAAAGATCCTACCGCTGGTGATTCTCCTGACAAGGCAGCTCAAGAAGCCGCAGATGCATACGATCCCGGTCGTGATATGAGAACTCCTCGCCGTTACAACAGCATCATGGAAAGATCACCTCAAGAGCGTGATGACATGTTGAAACTTGGCTTGCAACGCCAAGCAGCTGAGAAGGCTATGAAAGACTTCAAAGCTAAGAAAGCATCCGGAATGAAATCTGGCGGCTCTGTAAACGCTGCTTCACGTCGTGCCGATGGTATTGCTACCAAAGGTAAAACCCGTTGCAAGATTTGCTAAGGAAAAAATCATGAGTCCAGCAGAAAAAGCAGCACGCGAAGAAATGGCTGAGCGCAAGATGCAAGATGCCACTGAAAAAGCGTATACAAAATCTTTGACTAACACTCAATACGCCCCCGCAAATAAAGATCCTCGTGACGCAGTTCGTGGTCAACGTGGTTATGCTGGTGGCGGCAGTATTTCTTCTGCATCAAAACGTGCTGATGGTTGCGCCACTAAAGGCAAAACCAAAGGCACAATGATTAAGATGAACTACGGCGGGAAGTGCTAACATGATGCCAAGTCGTGGTATGGGAGCTATGGCTCCCTCTAAAATGCCCAAAGGTGTGCGTAAAGCACGCCGGGATGACACCGACTTTACTCAGTATGCTGAAGGCGGCAAGGTTAATGCTGCCGGTAACTACACCAAGCCCGGTCTGCGTAAGCGGATTGTGTCTCAGGTTAAAGCCGCAGCAACTCATGGCACTGGTGCAGGCCAATGGTCTGCCCGTAAAGCACAACTTGTTGCTAAGAAATACAAGGAAGCTGGCGGAGGGTATAAGGATTGAAAGCTCCTCAAAAATCACTCAAAGACTGGGGCGACCAGAAATGGCGCACTAAGTCTGGTAAACCGTCAAGCAAGACGGGTGAGCGATATTTGCCTGAAGCGGCTATCAAATCATTATCTCCTCAAGAGTATGCGGCAACAACCAAAGCCAAACGTGCTGGCAAAGCATCTGGCAAACAGTTTGTAGCCCAACCCAAAGCAATAGCAAAGAAAACGGCAGGATTTAGATGACCACTACCGGCTCAACCCTATTTAATTTGGACTTCACGGAAATTGCCGAGGAAGCGTGGGAGAGAGCCGGTCGTGAAATGCGCTCAGGCTATGACTTGCGTACAGCACGCAGATCAATGAACCTGATGACCATTGAGTGGCAGAACAAGGGTATTAACATGTGGACAATGGAGCAGGGGATCATTAACCTGACTCCCGGCTTAGCCACATACGCACTGCCAACAGATACGATTGATTTGCTAGAGCATGTAATCCGCACCGGTCAGAACACTGCATCTACACAAGCAGACCTAACAATCACACGTATTAGTGTTTCTACCTATGCGACCATTCCAAACAAACTCCAGCAAGCAAGACCAATCCAAGTCTGGATTCAGAGGTTGTCTGGCGAGACTAATCCAACAACTGCGGTACTTGACGGAGCCATCTCCTCCACGGACACCACGATCACGCTTAACACGGTGGTTGGACTAGCTAACGCTGGCTTTATCCGTTTGGGTACGGAAGATATCTATTACACATACGTCACAGGGAATACCCTAGGTGGTGTATTCCGTGGACAAAACAATACAACAGCAGCGGCTCAAGCAGATGGTACGGCAGTCTTTGTGCCTCAACTCCCTGCTGTGACTGTGTGGCCTACACCTGACAACTCTACACCGTATCAGTTTGTTTACTGGAGACTGCGTAGAGTTCAAGACGCTGGCGCTGGTATAGAAACAGCTGACATGAACTTCCGCTTCTTACCTTGCTTGGTGGCGGGTTTGGCGTATCACATTGCCATTAAAGTACCTGAGTTGATGCCCCGCATCCAGATGCTAAAACAGATTTACGACGAGACATTTGAAATTGCCGCTGGCGAAGACCGTGAGAAGGCTCCGGTCAGGTTTGTGCCTCGTCAGATGTATATTGGTAACACATAATGGGAAATAGATTCGCATCCGGCAAGAAAGCGATTGCTGAATGTGATCGCTGTGGACAACAGTTTAAACTTAAATATCTCAAAACTGAGATCATTAAGCAGCGTAAGTATGAGTTGTTAGTCTGCCCTGAATGCTGGGATCCAGATCAACCACAGTTAATGTTGGGAACATTCCCAGTGGAAGATCCGCAAGCTTTGCGTAATCCACGTAGAGATACAACTTATGTGACTTCTGGTGTAAACGTGAATGGCAACTTGTCTGGTGGTTCACGAGACATTCAGTGGGGCTGGCAGCCTGTCGGTGGAGCTAGTTTAAATGATGCAGGATTAACACCAAACTACCTTGTTGCTACAACTTCAATTGGAGCGGTCACAGTGTCATGAAAACTTGCAACAAATGCCACATTGAAAAACCAAAATCGGAGTTTTATAAAAAAACTACCGCCGCAGATGGTTTGTTTTGGTGGTGTAGAGATTGCCATAAAGTTTACGTGAAAACAAAATATGCATCGGCGTACGCAGATAAAGAATTTGCAGCAAAAGAAAGCAAACGCGTCAGGGAATACTTAAAACAAAACCCCGAAAAAGATCGCCGCAACTGGCCTACGGGCGCAGAAGCTATTGCAAATAATGCAAAATATAGGCATGGTAAAGCTAAGCGCACACCAAAGTGGCTTACTAAAAATGAAATTTGGATGATGGAAGAAGCTTACATTCTGGCCGCTTTGCGCACTAAAATGTTTGGGTTTCCATGGGAAGTTGACCACATCATTCCGTTGCGAGGGAAGCTTGCATCAGGGCTTCATGTGCCTCATAATTTACAGGTAATACCAAAAGTATTGAACCGCGACAAATCAAACCAGTTTATGGTTAACTAAGGAGCTAAATATGGCATACACACGATCAGCAGACGGCATTGCTAAAAAGGGCAAAACCGAAGGCAAGAACCTTGGCGATAGCGGCCCAACCCAGAAAGAAATGATGGGTGGTAAAGGCGCTGGCAAAGGCAAAACTAACGCCGACATGAAATCTATGGGTCGCAACATGGCAAAAATTGCCGCACAGAAACGAGGCTAATCATGGCTACATACAGCAAGAAAATGATGGGCAAAGAAGTTGGCGATGCCAAAGTCTATGCTAAACCTCACACAATGACTGGCAAAGCTGTCAGTGCATCTACCAATCCCGGCAGCGGCCCAAACCGCAGCAAACTTGATACATTGGATGTCAGCATTGGTGCTGAAAGCAAGTCTGCTGGCAATGAGCCTACAAAGACTAGCGGCATCAAAGTCCGTGGTACTGGCGCAGCTACCAAAGGTTTGATGGCACGAGGCCCAATGGCATGAACTACACAGAGCTTGTCACGCAAGTAAACGATTACTGCGAGAACTCTTTCCCAACTGACAATATGGATGTGTTCATTCGTCAGGCGGAGCAGCGCATCTATAACACTGCGCAGCCAGCAAACTTGCGAAAGAACGTGACAGGCGTATTGACTACCGGCAATAAGTACCTTCAGTGCCCTTCAGACTTTCTGTCTGTATATAGCCTTGCCGTATACCCATACAACACCACAACAGCTACCGGTACATCTGGGGCTAAGACAATTGTGGTGGCAAGCACAACAGGTATTGCAGTTGGTCAGCAAGTTACCGGCACAGGCATTGGTGTGAATGCTCAGGTTCGTAGTATCGCTAGCACAACCATTACTTTGACTGTTGCTAACAGCGGTACAGTCTCTGGCTCTGTTGTGTTCCAAGGTGACTACCTATACTTGCTAAACAAGGACGTAAACTTCATCCGTGAGGCATATCCGTTGTCTGCGTATGCGTCTGAGCCTAAGCACTATGCAATCTTTGGCCCCCGGTCAGATGATGTAAACGAACTGACGTTCATTGTTGGCCCAACTCCTTCGGCTGCATACAACGCAGAACTGCATTACAACTACTACCCCGAGTCGATTGTTACAGCCGGTACTACTTGGCTTGGCGATAACTTTGATTCTGTTCTGTTGTACGGAACCATCTGTGAAGCATTGGTGTACATGAAGGGTGAGGGCGACATGATGAAGGTTGCTCAAGAGCGTTATGTACAAGCAATTGCTCTGTATAAAAACTTGGCAGATGGCAAACAACGTGCTGATGCGTACCGTGATGGTCAAGTTAGGACGGCTGTTGCATGAGTTACATCTTACAAACCCAGACCACCAGCTTCAAAACG